TATAGCTTCGCAACAACTATTACGAAGACCCCAATAATTAAATAATAAAACTAAGTTTTAAAATGGATAATGGAATTTTAAATAATCTACAGCTTTACAGAGGAAAATGGTTTTCTGATCTTGTTGATGAAAACATGCTTTCTAATGCATTGTTAACTAAACCTCACGAAGTATCTAGCGTAATTTCTTACGTATTTGGTACCAAGGACGATGGATATAGTTCTGCTCTTGACTTCTTAACAGGTGGTCTTGGTAAAACTATGGTAATTGACCAACGTGAATTCAGATGGTCAGTAATGATCGACTCTGACCGTGCAGTTACAATCCGTTCAGCTAAGTGGAATGGTTCTGTAGTAACAGACCCAACAACGCAAGCAGGATTAGGTAATACACCTATCATGTTGTCATTGGAAGATAAATGGTTTGGTCCTGGTGCAATTATCGAATTGGACGATAAAGAATTTCAGTTACGTGTATCTGGAGCTCCTTACCAAGATGGTAATGAATGGGTTTATACCTGTTTCATCGCAGATAGTCAAGCTACTTCGTTTGTACCTGGTAAATATTTAGTTTCTGGATGTCAAGTATCTCGTTTAGGTTCTGCCTACGAAGAGTATTCTGAAGAAGCAGATATCATCAATTACAATACTCATATTAAATTGCATAATCATTTGACCACAGTTCGTTTGTCTTATGATATTACTGGTACTGCTTTTAGTACTGTACTTGCAATCGAATTAAAAGACCCTAAGACGGGTAAGACTTCTTATTTGTGGTCTGACTTCCAGGAATGGAAAGCTGCTCGTGAATGGAACAAACGTCAAGAACGCCAATTAGTATATTCGAAATATAATGCTAACGCTGATGGTACCACCGATTTGATGGGAACTAATGGTCGTCCAGTTTATATTGGCGCAGGTCTGTTGCAGCAAATTGCTCCAGCTAACCGTAGGTATTATACTGAATTGAATGCTGACTTGTTGGAAGATTTCTTGTTCGATATGTCTTACAATATGCTTGGAACTAACGAACGCAAATTTGTAGCCTTCACTGGCGAAATGGGTATGCGTGAATTTGACCGCGTGTTGAAAGAAAAGATGGGTGCTTTCAATTTAATTGATAGCAAATTCATTACAGGTTCAGGTCAGGAATTAACTTTAGGTGGTCAGTTTACTACTTATCGTATGACCAATGGTATTGAGTTAACTGTTAAACACTTACCAATGTACGATGATATCGTTCATAATCGTAAGTTGCACCCAATTACGGGTAAACCGGTTGAATCGTATCGTTTTACTTTCTTAGACTTTGGTACAAGAGACGGTGAAGCTAATATCGTTAAGGTAGCTAGAAAAGATAGAGAAATGGTTATGTGGCATACTGGTGGTTCTGTTACCCCTGGTGCTGGATATGGTAAATCTATCAACACTTTGCGTTCAAATGCAAAAGATGGTTACTCAGTACACTTCTTAGGTGAAGTCGGCATAATGGTGCGTGACCCAAGGGCGTGTGGGGAGCTGATCATGGACGTAATAGATTAAATAAATTAGCATAAATGGATTGGTTTTCATTTATGCTACAAACAACAGGTAAGTTTACTACGTTATCAAAATGTAATATGTATAAAACTTTTTAAAATATTTTGAATATGGTTTTTCTAATTTCGAAGGTATATCAACCCTTTCGTTTTTGGGTTGATTGTTTTTAATATTAATTTTTTAAATCTTTATAATTATGGCACTTACTTTAGATGGCACAACTACATTACCTGCAATGGGTGGTAGTTCAATGGGTGGCGTTGGTCTTGGCGCAGTTGGTGGTGGAGTAGCAGGTCTCGTATTAGGGGCATTGTTAGGAAACAACGGAAATGGTTTATTTGGAGGCGGAAGCACTACTGCTAACGTAGCAGAATTCGGATCTCTAAACAATCAAATTCAAACTCTTCAAGCTCAAGTTGGAGCGAATGACTTAAGGAATGAAATGGAGAGTATGGAAAATACTTTCGCTACAATTACCAGTGGTCAGACAGCAGCAAACGCAGCTAATTTTAATAATTTGAGTTCTTTGATAGGTAACGTTCAAACAGCTCAAGCCTCAAATAACTTTACTACTTTGCAGTCAGTAAACGATTTAGGTCGTGATATAACTGCTCAGAATAATCAAAATGCATTACAACAGTTAAATAGTTTTAATAATTTAACTACAACTACTTTGCAGGGATTCAATAGTTCTGCAATGCAAGTACAAAATGCTACTAATCAGATTATAGCACAAGGCACAGCTAATGCTGCCGCAATGGCAAATTGTTGCTGCGAAATAAAGAGTACTATTTTAGCTGATGGCAATGCAACTCGTGCATTGATTAACGATCTGAATGTACAAAGTTTAAGGGATCAATTGGCAGCAGCTAACAATCAAGTTAGCAATAACCAACAGAATCAATATCTGTTAAGTTCAATCTTAGCTCATATTCATCCAACAGTAACCAGTACTACTATTGTCTAATAAAAAATACCAAAGGGGCTTCGGCCCCAATGGTTAATATATAAAAAAGATATGGCAAGTCCGGTAACATTAGGAACTACAGCAGCTGTAGTACTCCTACCAAATTTATCTAGAGCTGGCGTTAGATTTCAAAATACTAGCGCAACGCAAACTATCTATCTCAAGAGAGTCCCAAGCGAAGGCTTATACACAGCAGTATCAACTACTGACTATGATGTAAGAATGCTTCCAGACTCTGCTACTGGAGAAGGTGGGGAACCATTTGAGACTAATTCAGTTTCAGGATTTCAGGCTATTGCTTCGGCAGCAGCTGCTACATTAGCTATTTACGAAACAGTAAAAGTATAAAATCATGGAAGAGAATTTCTTTAAAATTAGTTTTGATAAAGTCATGGAAATGATTTTAATCGAGGAAAGGCAAAAGATACATAAGTTTATCTTAGACACTTTAGGTAAAGCAACGGCAGATATATTCGAAACATATAAACCAACTGCCTCGGAAACACTTAAATTATTTTCAGCAATTTAATTTAGCCAAAGATGGAATACAATACACAGGATAATATAACTACTCCAGAAGTAGTCGTAGAACCAAAAAAAGTATATCCTATGGTAGAAGAAATGACATTCAGATCTCCAGTCAAAAGTGAGGAAGAGGCATATAAACTATTAATTGCTATACAAACATTGGTTAACGAGATTGGATCATTAGAGATTATTTCTATGTTCGATTATTTCGTATCAAACCCATCCGCAATTGCAAAGGCTAGAAAGTATTTACCTTATATAAAAATGTTGGGATGAGCAAATTTATAAATTTAATAGAGAAGGCGGCTCCAATTGTAATACAGTCCAAGCCGATGATAGAAATCATTAATATCATAAATGAACATTTAGATGACATGTGCGTATTGCACCCTGGCGCTAATGAAGAACTTATGAATGAAATCTACATGATAGCAAATGGACCTTATTTCGATTTAGATATGGCCAATAAGGCTGTAGCTGCTATGTATAATGAAGATGGGACCCTAGGTCAAAAACTCAGTTTAAATGATACTAATCAAATAGCGTCATCAATGAGTATATATTTTGATAAATTTAACCAATACGATTGGTACTATACATTGAATATGATATATTCAGATTATAGTGTAGTTTTATCAAATAACTCTTCAATGTTGAATGAAATGGCAAAAGCTTTTTTAATGGATAAGGATGCCCCCGCAGGGAAGGCATACCTATATTATAAAGCAATGTGCTAAAAATACTTATGCGGAGTGATTGGTTTTGCTCCGCATAACAATTAATAATTATATGTTTATATACAAGATAAGTAACAATACTAATGGAAAGATTTATATTGGGATAACTACAAAAACTGTGCTCAATAGGTTTCAAAGACATTGTGTTATTGCTAGAACTTCTAATAAACATAATAAAAAGTATTTACATTATGCTATGATGAAATACGGCTGGATTAATTTCTCCGTAGGAACTATAGAAGAATGTAATTCTATTGAAGAATTAAAAGAAAGAGAGTCTTTTTGGATAAAAGAACTGGATTCAAATAATCCTAAAATTGGATATAACTTAACAAAAGGCGGAGATGGTCTTGCTGGATATAAAGTATCTAGAGATATAATGCAAAAAGTATGGGATTCTAATAAAGGAAGGAATCAATCAATAGAAGAGAAACAAAGACGAAGTGCCACTATGCTCGGCCTAGTCGTTAAAGATACTAGTATCAATAATCTGAGAGCGCATAGTAT